AGCGACAATAGAGAACATCTTATTATTGAGTTGGGTGACGTTATGTGGTACGTAGCACAAGCATGTATGGCATTAGACATCAGTTTTGATGAAGTAATTGAACGTAATATTAAAAAACTAGAGAAAAGATATCCTGGCGGTAGTTTTGATATCAATGACTCTGAAAACCGTGCAGCAGACGACCTTTAATGTTCATCAGATATTTCCTCTCTCAATATATGAGAAGAAAATATCAGGATTTTTACCATCTCTCTACAAAAGTTTTGAGGATGGTAAGTTTGACAATTCTACAGGTAAAATAACAGGTGAATTGAATGGTAAAGTCTTGATACATCAGGACACCAGACTAGCACCTTTCTTTAGAGAGATAAAGAAGTCAGTTATTGAGTACCTAAAGCACTTTAACATAGACAAAAAAGAATTTCAGATAAATTTTGTCAAGACTTGGTTTACTATATGTGATCCTGGTCAAACATTTCCAATGCATTACCACTCCTGTTCGCACATATCATATGTGTATTACATACAGGCATCTGGTGATCCTTTATTACTTCATAAAAAGAATAGTAATGAACTATTCGGAGACGTATTCAAATTTGCAAATGAACAAAATCTTTACAACACCGATACGTATGGTATCAAACCACAGTCTGAGCATCTCATTATGTTTCCTGGTTCTCTTGAACATTATACTTCTGCTGAACCCAGAAAACATAGAAGAATTAGTCTGGCTGGTGACATCGTTTTGACCTTAAAACATAGAACTGATACAGAAAGTGGGTTATTATCACCTCAATATTGGAAGCAGTTCTAAATATTATATGCTATAATAAATATTAATATGGCACAGACAGGTAAAGTTAGAGTAACAAAGCAAGAGATCCTTGGACTTATAGGAAAAGGAGGAAAGAAGCATGCTAATGATACAGATAAGAAAGCATTAAAAGAATTTTTAGATGCGGGTAAGGATGGAACTTTCTTCATTAAAAAAACAGGCAATACCGAGGTATTTCAATGGCCTAATCTAGGATCAAAAGGAAAACCCAAAACAGTTTATATTTTTGCAGATGGTGATACTGTAGATAACGTCAAAAAAGCATACAGGAAAGAAGATAGTGGAAAGGCAGATTCATTTAAAGGTCAAATTGGTACTCATCCTGTACAACTTGTTGCAACTGGAAAGACAGAAGGAATAGCAGCATCGACTATAACTAAGATGCAAGAACTTGGATCTCTAGAAGTTTTTAAAGCAGGAATCAAACGTAATAAAGAGTTTAAATCTGCTCAAAGCATCAGAGATGATGCAACAACAATGAAAGCACTTAAAAAAATATGGAAAGATCTTGGTGGTCTAGACACAGTAGACAATGAATGGTTGGATAATTTTTATAAACAACAGGAAGCATTACTAGGTCCTGGCGGTATTGGTAGTAGAACTGTTACTGAATTTGATCATAGTGGTCCTGGTTCTTTCATGGCATTTATAACTAAGGAAATAAAAAGACTTAACATTGGTGTGTCTGGTAAAGATAACTGGGATCCTGCTGACATATGGTTGATTAGAAATCAAAAAGAAGCAGAAACAAAGATAAAAGCAATTACGAGACAACCAAATCCAAATTTTGAAGAGTTTCAAACAATGATGAGATTACTCTTTAATGCACATAAACAGGACAAAAATCCTATGGTTTTTGGTATATCTTTAAAGAAGGTTGCCAAAGGAACCGACGCACAAATAGAGTTTGTTAATCACGAACTGGCATTTTTTAAAAGATTGGAGGGACTTAAATTGAAACATCTATTCAGCAAGTGCAACTTAGATAAGAAGAACGATAAAAATGGAAATATAGTTATGGGTTCCCAAGACACTAGATTTGTTATAGGTGATGCTATAAACAACCAGTATGATTTTCAGATAAAAGGAAACAATAGTACAGGTTTTTCTAATTTAAAATACGAACCCACTGCAAGTGGTGCAACTGCTGCTAGATTGGGTAAGGCAACTGTTGATTTAGTTGTGAGTGAAATGAAGAAAAATTATAACTTAAATTTTAAAAAAGAAAATTCTGAATATCCTATGGATATATCTGAATTGAGACCAAAAAAAGATGAGATCATTAGAAAAATTAAATTTATTCAGAGTAAAGGTGTCGACACAGTAGAAAGAGATGCAGAAAAATGTTATAACAATTTAGCATTTACTATGAAAGATGCTCCATGGACTACCAATACAAAACTACAACAAATAAATTGGTTATCTCTTATACATTCTCTACCAACACAAAAGTTAAATAATTTCTGTACTCAAATGCTATTCATGGCAAAGAAAGAGGGTACAAGATACGGTCCTTTCGCAAAGATATTCTAATGTCTAAGAATACTCACCTAGAACATCTAGAAGATAGCATCTTGTTGGATGGTGAGCAAGGTGCTAAGGATGCTTTTATGTTTTTAGATGAGTTAGCACGAGTATTTACTGGAACGCAATCAAATAATTTTAAAATTACTACTAAATGGGACGGTGCTCCTGCTGTATTTTGTGGCATATATCCTGGCACAGACAAGTTTTTTGTAGGATCCAAATCTATATTCAATGTCAATGCAAAAGTTAATTTTACTGATAAAGACATAGATGACAACCATGGCAACTCGCCAGGTCTTGCTAAAAAACTAAAAGATTGTTTAAAATATCTACCAGAATTAGGTATAGAAGGTATTGCACAAGGAGATTTACTATACACTGATGACAAAGTAAAGAAAAAAATCAATGGAACTGACTGTATTATATTTCAACCTAACACCATAACCTATTGCATACCAAAAGAAGATGAATTATATGATAAAGCAGCAAATGCAAAGTTGGGGGTAGTATTTCATACGTCATACTCTGGTAAAGATATAGGTAGCATGAATGCAACTTTTGGATATGATGTATCTAAGTTAAATGACAGTAAAAATGTCCTAGTTTTGAGTGCAGAAACAGGTCAGTTAGGTAGTGATGTTTTGTTGACTAAAAGTGAGAAGACAAATCTAGCACAATTAAAAACATCTAGTAAAAAATCATTGTCAGACGCATCATCTTTCCTAGATCAAGTAGCAGAACAAATAAGTTCTAAAGATCAACTAGTCATAGGAACTAGACTAAAGATATTCTTTAACAAATATGTACGTGAGGGTAGAAAACTACCTAAAGATACAGTATTTGTCAAAGAGTTTCAAAACTATTTTGAGACTGAGGTAAAAAAAGCAGCAGATAAACTTAAGACACCAAAGGGTAAGGCAGCAAAACTTGCTAAGTTGTATGACGGTTTAGATATGATAAAAGATAATGAGAAAGCACTAAAAGGCACAGTAAATTTATACTCCGCAATACAGTCAGCAAAAGAAATGTTTATACGTAAGTTAGAAACTGGTGAAAGATTTGGTACATATTTACGTACGGAAAATGGTTACGATATAACTGCACCAGAGGGATATGTTGCCATACAAGAAGGCAATACCGCAGTAAAATTAGTTGATCGCTTGTCATTTAGTGTAGCAAACTTTAATGTAGAAAAAAACTGGGTCAATGGAGACACTAAGCAATGAAGAAAGTAGTATTTGCATATGGTAGGTTCAATCCTCCTACTATAGGGCATCAAAAACTTATAAGAGCAGTGGAAAAAGAGGCAGGATCTGATGACTGGTTGATTATACCAACGCAATCTGTTGACTCAAAATCTAATCCTCTGCCATATGATGTCAAAGCAAAGTATATGAAGATGATGTTTCCACAATATGCTGATCATATAGATGATAAGGCATGTTGCAGAACTCCTGTAGATGTTATGAAACATCTCATGATGAAAGAGTACACTGATGTTGTAATGATAGTTGGTTCTGACAGAATGGGTCAGTTTGGTTTCTTAGAAAAGAATAATAGGAAAGATGATTACGCATTTAATTCTATAAAATTTGTGTCTGCGGGAGAAAGAGATCCAGACTCGGATGGTGCATCTGGAATGTCCGCATCTAAGATGAGAAAAGCTGCCAAGGATATAAATGTAGATGATTTTATGGCGGGAATACCCAATTCATTGACCCCAAAACAGAAGTTAGATCTCATGGCAGAAGTTAGAAAGGGAATGGGTTTATAAATAAACTTGAT